CTAGCGAGCAGTTTCTTCAAGCGTTCATTTTCTATTTCTTCTGGTGTCATACCAGGTTCTCCACCACCATCGCCACCACCACCAAACAACTCAGCTAGTGTAAGAGCAGCACTGCCAACACTACCAACAGTGGAAAGCGTTTTGTCAAAGCCACTCCTTCCTGTTGCTGTTCTTTCGGTGTCCCCTTCGGGCATCATACTATTGAGAAGTGCAAGCTCTCTGCCACCACCTTCCTGCTGACGTAGCCATTGTTCGTACTCTTGAGCACGTTGCTGGTTAGCTATGGCTTCCTGTTGTTTGCCCATATCCATCATACTCGTACCAATGGCTCTTTCTTCTTGCCCGATTGTAGAGCCAATGTTTGTGCCAATTTGGGCAGCACGAAGTCTAGCATCACGTTCTGCCTGGGTCTCCTGAGACTGTATCTCAGCTTCAGCTAAACGAGCCTGTTGATCTCTACCCACATCAGCGTCCATACGAGATGCTGCAGCGTCAAAGCCCTGCCTTCTTATATCGGCTATCATTCTGGCTTCATCACCACCAGCCTCAATATCTTCAAGTGCTGCACGGGAGCTAGTAGAGCCGAACGCACCAGCTTGAGCTTGTCTGCCTTGTCGTGCTGTTGTTATTCTGTCTGCTTCTCTTTGGGCTGCTTCTACCTGAGAACTTACACCACCAGCGTTCATATAGGCTTCGATTCCTTCGCCTTCCGGTCTATTCAGTACAGACGCTCCATCTACTGTAGTTCTAGCCGTTGGATCAGCCGTTAGTATGTCACCCACTGCACGACGTGCAGTGTCCATAGCACTCAGACTTGCTGGTGTAAACTGCTCACCATCTGCTGGTGGTCCTTGTTGTTGACCTCCTGGTATTTGTTGTTGTCGTACACCAGGAGAACTGGGATCGTAAGCATCTAATCCGACTTGTGGCCCACCAGCAGCCATGTCGATGTTTGGTCTTGGTAATGATAATCCAGGCCCACCAAATTCATCGCTAAAACCTGGTGGTTGCTGTTGCATACCCCGTCCATCACCTGGATGAGGCGTATAGTCTTCTACTGACGGCATACCGATAGATGGTTGCCCTACACCACCAAATTCATCGCTACCACCAGGTGGTGGCCGTTGACCTGAAGTATCAGACACATATAGGTCTCTATTCAAAGACTCACCTTCCCCACCACCACCTCTAACTGGCATTCGATTTGGGTCTGGAGCCTCTAATGGATTGCCATAAATATCTACTCCACCATCTATACTAATCGACCCTTGTGGCTGTGCTGGCCCACCACCGCCAAATTCATCGCCTCCATCACCACCTGGAATCCCTCCCAGTTGATTAAACGACTGTTTTGACGGATCATAGGACTTACCCATGCCGCCAGCAGTACCAAAGTGGTCTTCATCGCTAAAAACGCTACCTCCAGAGGCAGCTCCACCACCCCCTGCTTGCTGTGCTGCATTCCTGGCTTGTTCTGCTGCTATGTTGTCCCTCTTATACTGCTCCATAAACCCACCTGCCCCGACTCCTGCTTTTACCTCTGCAGGGGTTGGTTGAAATCCTTGGGTTGCTAGTTTCGCTCGTCCAGCAGGAGTAAGATCACTGCCACCTTCACCGCCCCCATCACGGAACTGGCCGTCTGCCCTTACCCTAGCTGCTTCTCCAATAGCCGTATTAGGATCATAGGTGGTACTAGCAGTCTGGATCTGATTCTGCTCCTCTACACGGGCTGCTGCTGGGACTCCTGATGGCTGACCTGGTGTGAACTGACCACCTGGTTGTTGTTGACCACCTGGTTGTTGGCCTCCTGGTTGTTGGCCACCACCTGACGGCCCTGGATATGACCAGTTCGCTGTAGCTGTATCCTGCCAAGGCTTAAATCCTAAATTTTGGGATTTATAAGCACCTGGTCCCATGAGCCTGTTTGTCAAAAACTGCTGTCCAGTCTGACTCATATTGGACATCGTAGAAGTTGGTCCTGAGAATGTGGTTGAATATGGGTTGGTAGCCACATAGCCCTGAGTAGCATTATAAAGATCATCCTGCTTCTTTCTGGTTGCAGGGTCTAGCCTAGTTCCTGTAGTCTGCTGTTGGCCTGGAGAACCAAAAAAGCCTGGACCACCACCACCACCAGCTCCCCCACCACCACCACCACCCAGCTTATTACCGAGCCAACCTGCTGCTTTCGGTAAAACTTTTCCAGCAACTAGACTTGCAAGTTGTCCCCACATTATTTTCCATCCTTTTTATGCTTAATGGTCCACTTTATAGTCAATATTCCTGCATTATTGGCAGAAGTGCCACTATGCGTTGAAACACTCGTAATCTTCATACTGTTGCCGTCCCTAAATTTCCTGAATTATCTACTGTAACCTTATAACGAGTTCCGTTGGGACTCACCAGTATTAAACGCTCATTGTTTGCTAGGTCTACATCTTCAAATTTCTTGAAGTTACCCCTATCTGCCAACTCTAGCGATAGGTTGCGTTCCGACTCCCTAGCAAGAGAGTATTCTGGGGGAGTAGGTGGCAACACCAATCTACGCCCACCGGATGCTCCTGATACTGTACTCATCGCCTACTCGTAGCTTGCATTTGAATCCTTGGAACTCCTAAGTTCCAGGCATTTGCCGAAGCACTGCTAACCTTCATAGTGAACTGCCTACCTTGAAAACGGATAGATGTCGGCTCGGATAATGTAATTGAAGCTGTCGTACTAGCAGTAGAAGTCGGATACATCTGATAGCTGAATATTACAGTTCCGTCTCCTGTGCTAGTTATATCAGGGATATACTTAGTCGCTGAAACCAACCTGTCTCCATCACCGATTTCTATCGGACCTGACTGTGCAAATGGCACAATAGCACTATCGCCTTCGTCCTGATAAACGCCACCAATTTCCTGCTCATAAGGGTATCCAGATGTGTCAAAACAAATAGGTCTCTCAAAGACGCCCCTTGAGGTGACACCACTTCTGGCCAGCGTCCCAATAGCCCAATGTTGCTCCTCATAATTAAAGCTAACATAGGCACTTACCTCAGTGCTGTCAGATGCAGGATAAAACCAGAATATCTCAGAATGTAAGCTATTGTGCCACGCAATCACTTTGCTTGCTTGTGCTTCTGTCATCTGCGTATTGATATAATCTTCGACATCCGAAGGGATAGATCGCACATAGCCGTCATATGTGAAAAAGCCATTTCCTGCATTGCCCATCCAGTATGCAGTGTTATTAGCTACTGCAACTGCATTTATTGATACCGGCCCACAGTTCTCACCAACTCTGTTGAATTGGTAGACATATGGCTGACCTACATACTGTGCGATATGTGCGTCTGTAGTTGTAAAGAGCAGAATTTGATCTCTAATAATGACCGATCCTAGCAAGTCACCATTTGTCGTAAGAATCTGTGATCCTGCTTGGTTGGTAGCACTTGGGGTCCAGTCAGTATTGTCTTCAATGTCCGACCAAAACACCTCTCTACGATTTTGCGTACCACCCGATGTAGTTCCACCGAAACACATCTGTATCCTTTGAGGGGTAACAGTTGTTGCTACGATTTTTGTGGGAGAATTACTTACTAGGATTGCATTAGTACCTGTTCCCCCACTCGTATCCCATATCCACAATCTACCATCAGCAGGGGTAGTTCCTGTTAAGTCTTCGCCCCACATTGCAAATGACCATACTGTAGCTGCCGTAGGATTGCCCAAGTCTGGCCTAGCAAGTCCATAGGTTGACTTACCATAAAGCCAGTCACCATAGCCTGTATTCGGGTCAGCGTCTTCTTGGCCTGGAGTTAGTGCAGGACTAGTGGGAGTAATGTCGTAGTTAACTCCGTTGTCATCGTATACATACAGTGCCTTGTAGGTTCCTGTCCCAATCCATCTATCACCATCATTGTCTTTCCAAGCGATTGATGTTCTAGGTATGCCGTCAGCACTAGGGATAGGATCAGAAGGAGAACCCCATGTTCTCCAGCCTCCTATCGGTCCCGTAGCTCCCATAGACCAACGTATGCAGTCAGCATCTAACCATCGTCCTTTGGCTTGATAGTCTGTACCCTGCTTATAGACACCTGGTTGCAGCTTTATTGGGAAGTATGTAGCCATGCTACTCCGTTATGATTTCACTCGTCTCTTCTATTACCAAATGTGGCTCACCATCTGCCAGCTCACCAGAGAGAATATTACAGCCCTGGATGCCAGTACACTGCATGGCAAAGTCCATCTGCTGTTCAACAAACCTTTTCTGTTCAAACAAAGCTCGAAATATCGCAGCCTGTGAAGGTAAAAGGTCTACACGTTTTCCTATCACTCCATTACTCTTTGCCATTCCTATTCTCCATTAAGATTCTTTGCTCTATCTCTACTGCTATTAATCGCTCACTGTGAGCGTCCACCTTCTCGTCTAACCGAGATACTATTTTTTCTATTTGAGTTATTGACTGCCTTGCTCCATTTAACCCAACCCTGACTCCACCATACGCTGCCCCTGCTGCTGCTGGCACGGCTAGGAGGGAGATGAGTGTGACCATGCCATCAGGCTCCATCTTCAACGTCTTCAGGTTTCAGAGGCTCTAAGATCGGCCTTCCATCCGAGTCTGTCCAAGACGTTTCCATCATATGTTCATCTTGTCTTTCAGCTACGACCATCCAGCTAATTGTGTCAGAACTTGTCGTGTCCTTGCAGGTGATAATTAGCGTTGATCCTGACACTGATCCTTTTAGTGCCGACCAGCCAGATTCATTCTGCAAGAATACCTGTGG